CGTCAGTCCGCCTTGCCCATGAAGAGCTTAATCGAGGGCATCACATTCAGCAGGGGCGTAGCCAAAATATCGCCAGAGGTCCCCGCCTTTGTTGCTCCCGTACCCAGCACCGAGATGCTGAGCATCAGAGCTTCCCCGGGCTCGATCTCCACGTTCGCCGCGAGATCGAGCATATCGAAGAGCTTCGGACAGGTCACGGAGTTGCGCGGAAGCAGATAGCCGGAATTTCCGGCCATCGGCTCATACACCACAGTCCGAGATTCGTGGTAGATCCAGTCGAAACGACTTGCGTCGTTCGCGACATTAGGATCTTGAGTGGCATACAAGTTAGTGCCGTCGTTGAGCTCACCAACGTACATGCCAACGCCAATCTGAAGTTCGACTGGAAACTGCACGGCGGTCACCGCAGCGAACGCGCCCGAGGCCCAGTTAATCAGAATACCGCAATCGACGTTTCCGTCAATCGCTTTGACGTTTAACTTTTCCACGGCCTGACCAGCCGCTCCTCCCGACAACACCCTGGCAGGCGATTCCGCCAGGACGGAACACACGTTTGTGCTCGCACCGGAGCCTGGCGCTGTCGCCAGCTCCGTGTTGCCACCCCAGAACACGCCGCGCTGTTGGGAAATGGTCGAGAAAGCTTCCCCCGCAGCGATCCAGGCGCCAGCCCTCTTATCGAGGTTCTGACGCATGTTGGGAGCGACGAAACCCCCCAAACCCATGAACCGCTTGGCGGCGTTCCAAAGACCGCCACCACCACCGCCACTGCCACGACGACCGTTCCGGCGATTACTCTTACTCATGAGCTACCTCCTATCAGTTAAAGGAACTATCCCGCTTAAGTGTCACGGGAGTCAAACACCAGAGAAAACATATATGAAATACCCGCCCAGTGTTGCCACCAGCCAGGCAATCACATAATCACGAACGTTTTCCTGAGAGCATTCGCAAAACACGAAGCCCATCAGGGTCCCCAGAAGCCACAAAAGAATGTGTATTCGGGAGAGAAATCTCTTTCTCATGGAATGAAACTCCAACAGAAGTAACAGAACAACCATGCGACCTCGGACCTCGACTACTCAAGGTCTTCGGCTGTCAACAACGCACCGTCGAGGAACGCCTGCTGGCGATCCCCAGTGAACCTGTCCGGAAAAGCACTCCTCACCCTATCTTCGCCCACCTTTTCGATGAGGTCCGACGTCGATCGGTAGCCATTGCGATCCCAGCAAGCCAGCCAGGCCTCCGCCGCATGATAGGCGGGATGATCCTGACACGAACTGAGCTGCATCCTGTAACGGATGCTGTCCAGCTCATGGCTCCAGTCCTTCTTCCAGTGTTCGTGACCGAACATGCGTCCGCACGCACGTACGATCGACCGCAGCTCCAAGCACAAACCGTTGCTACCCGTGAAGCCACGACGGTACGTGGCTCGACAGTACGTTGCCTCTGTATCTGAAACGAGGCTCTTCTGAGCGGACAACTTCATCCCAAAGCGCGTCCCGATATATTCGGAGATCTGATCGACCCCCACGGCATCGTTAAAGCGTGCAAGACCGTCATCGCCCTGCACCTGAACGCTCTCCACCGTCGTACCGAAATGAACCGCGACGATCTCCAGCAGGATCAAATTGCAGAGACAATCCACGACATTCGTCCAGCCCGACCCTGACGGCACCCCTCTATGACGCTTAATTCTCAACTCGTACTTCTCCGGAGAGCTCTCCAGAGGATGAGCAATAGCACCATCGAGGAAGGCGTGTTTAAGACGGGCAAAGAGACGGCGATGCTGATGACCAAAACAGTCCTCCATGAACCGCAACGCTTCCTCGATGATCAGTCGAGGTACTGACGCGTCGAAGCCCGAATAGTCCACCGAAATTACGGGGGACCGCGAGGACGATGACAACATCTGAGTTACAGCGTAGCTGACGGCATATCTGCCATTCCAGGCCTCGAAAGGCCCAAGATGGCGCAACCACCGCAGCAGAGGCATCTGATACCTCTTCTCGTGAATCATCAGAGCACGGGGATACTGCCAGATAGCATATGGCTTTCCCCGTTCGCTCCGATAGCCATAAACGCTCCATAGAGCGTCGGCCCCGCTATGAAGCTTCTCAGCTTCAAATTCGCGAGAACGCTTGTCCACCTCGGGCAGATACTCCCGAGACGAGCCGAACACAGGCCAGCCTAGGTACCGACCGTTGTCGCTCAGCTCAAAGGCCAGATCATAAGAAAGCGGAGACAACTTCTGACCTTTCGGAACCATGTACTTGGAACGAAATCTCTTAATACCTGCGAGAACCTCCATGAGATCAATGGCAGGAAGGGCTGGAGAGTCCTCCCAGAACCGTGACAACTTGTCGGCACAGCTCACGCCGTGGACCTTCAGTCGATACGGCGGCACTACACTCATGGGCAAGTCGATTGCGGGAGCAACTTCCGCAAACTCCATATCCCGCAGAAACATCGGGAGGGCACTCGGACGGATGGCTTTCAGTAACGCATCCATGAGAATCTGACGACGGAGCTTGTACGGAACTCCCTCGCCTCGTCCCCACTGATGCAACAGGCTCGACGGGATGTCGGTCCCATTACCGGCCAAGGCCGATGCCATGACGGTGCGCAGCCTTTCGGCTGCCTTCGGCGTAACAAAACTTCTTTGCATGACAAATCCCTCCTACTCTGAAAAGAACGACGTGATACACACGTACCACAAC